ATTGCACACCATTGCTAAAATGGGAGGCATTGATTTGACAGATGAAATTATTAAAGAAGTTGAAGGGCTATCAGCCCTCTTCATTGTGCTTTCTGGAGCACAAGATTTCGCCACTATGAGTGCTGGATTGTTCTTGTATATTCGGCAGAAAGTTCCTACATCAATGTATGGTGCCATTAGTGAATATGTGTCGAAAATTTTGAATGATGGCTTTTTGCCACATTCTGGAAATGATGGAATGGCTTTTGAGCCTTCTACTTGGATTGATTTTATTAAATCAATCAAGGAAAATTGGAATTTATGCAAAGGAAATCGATTGTTTGGTCAGTTTTCGAGAATCTTTGGATTATTGGTCACTTTTGGCCTTTGCAATTTGGAGGATGTTACATTTGATATTAAGGGTTATAAGTTGATAGAACCCGATTTGCGCGTTGTTCATGGCAATGCCCAAGATATCATTAGTGCATGTTGTGACACAGTTGTTTTCTGGGTTGAGTCTTGTTACGCGGCGTGGAAAACAGGTTCCTTAGCTCCTTTCCTTCTTGGTAGTACGGATGCAGCAGATCTGGACCAGGAATATCATGAATTGGTTAGGTTCTGGGACCTAGCTAGAAATGGAAACTTACTAGGTTTTCATGGTGTGACAGACGCCGAATTTGTATCTCGGTTGGAGAAGATGGCCACCAAATTGCGCAAGTTAGTTGGTACGCTTAAAGGTTTGGACAAGAGTGTTGTTGAGAGGAAGTTCTCTAACATATTATCCATTATTAATGATCATACATTGTCCAAGATGGCTGCTGGTTATAGACGAGCGCCTTTTGCCATTGAATTTTTTGGTCCAAGTAGCCAAGGCAAAACTTTTTGCGCTGAGCAAATTACAGCAGCATTATTTGCGTCGGCAGGAATTGATAACTCCCGTGGGAAGAAATTTATGTTTGATTCGTCAAAGAAACATTGGGATGGAGCAAGGTCTGACATAAATCATTTTATTATCAATGATCATGGAAATGTCAAATCTGATTTTGTTGAAGTGTCACCATGTGATGCCATTCAGAAGATTTGTGACAATGCTCCTTGTGTAGCTCCCATGGCTGATTTAGCCAGAAAGGAAAAGACGTGGCTTGAACCAGAGTTGGTCACTGTGACGACCAACGTTAAGGACTTGGATGCACGATTATATTCTAACTGTCCTTATTCTATTCAAAGGCGTATGCATGTAGTGATAGATGTTGTTGCTAAGCCTGAATTTCAGAAACAAGTTGACGGTGTTGTACGTGGATTAGACACTAATAAAGTTTTGGAGAAGTACACCATTGATGGTGTATATGTGTCTCCGCCATTTGATGATGTGTGGGATTTAAGTGTGAGCGTTCCTATGCCTCCCCCTTGTTTGAAAGCAAGTGCAGCGTACAAACATGTGGAATGGAATGGGATTACTCTGCATAAAGTTTCCATGGAAGTCGTTGTCAATTATTGTATTGAGATGTTTCAGAAACACCGTAAAGAACAATTTGATTTGGTGTCGTTACAGGACGCTAGATCTAGAGAAATCATCTTGTGTGGATGTGATGGTTGTGTTCAAATTAAGGGCTATTGCATGAAACATGATGGTGTATGTAAGAGTGCGTATAGTTTTGATCCTAGAATTGATCTTTCGCGACCGAACACTCCTGAGCATTTTGACAATGATGACGATATTAGGCATTTGGAAGAATTGGATAGATATGCAGCCCATGCCCATGTTGAAAGTAGCAGATGGTTTATGAATACCCATGATGCCATATCAGGGGCTACTAAAATGATTACTGATAAATTGACTGGGG